TATTTTTTCTAAGTTGAAAGCAAAATCTTTTTGTGGATACCGAATATATTAGGCATCCTGCCGCTTTATATGACATTTTAGATTATAAGTAAATTCGCCAATACCCTGGTTTATATGTACCTTCAATAGCATTAACCCAAGCAGTTCCTGTCCACTTGTAACGTTTACTATCTGCATTATTTAAAATATGGTTAACGGCACTTGTAGCACTTGCATCAAAACTTATAATCCAAGCAGAACCATTATATTCTATAATATCATCTTTCTTGGCATCTAATGAACTCCAATCAGCAAGTTCTGGAAGATCGTTTGTAAGCAAATATCTTTGTCCTAATGTTGATGCCGCAAGTGTACCGTCGCCTGGTTTATTAAGTTGTGGGTCAACAATAGCAGTAATTGCAGTAAGTGTAGTTGCAGGATACGTATCTGTATCAAAAGTTATATCGAGTAAATTTACATCTCCACTATTAAATGATACTGTTCCTACAATATCAGCACTTGAATCAGCAGGATCTGATGTATTTCTAAATCTTAGTTGACTTATACCTGCACTAAGTTCACCATATGATTTAAGTACAGTAGCCCAACTTAAAGGATCGCCATTTGCATCAGTTGATGATAAATCACTACCTAGTAATTGTATTACGTTACCAGTGACTTTAGCATGATAATTTTCATGTGTAACAATAACATACGTTTGATGTTGATCTGATGCATCCCATGTTGGACTGCTACCTTCCCATTCTTCTAATTCACCTGTTGCAACCACATCCATATCGGTAATAATTGTATGAATAATTGTTTGTTTTCTAACTTTTGCTGGAGGGTTAATAAAAATAG